TTTACCAGGTTTTGGAGCAGCACCCATTCTATACAATATCTGATTTTTTATAGCATCATAAGTTTTTGCAGAAGTTGTTGGGCTTTGGCCTTTTTCTATAGCCTTGGCCGTGTGAAATGCTCCATCTTTATAAAATAAATTTTTTTCTATAAAGTCTGAATAAACTTTAGACTCTTTAAAGTTTATGGAGCCATCTGCTTTTGGAGTAACTCCAGATTTTTCTAATAGCGCCATTGCTTTTTTATATTGTGCTGGGTTTGTATTTTTTAATTCTTTTAATGTATTTTCTATATCTTGATTTAATTGTTTAACAAGTTTATCAATTTGTGTTTTTGATTTATCACGCAGAGCAGCCATTTCATATAGCGATTGTTGTTTTTTAGTTTCAGAAGGCGTTGCGTCTGAATTAACACCCTTTTTTGCTTTTATAATATCCTGTCCAGCACGAGCATGAATTGGCTGGAATTCATCCCATTCTACTTTTGCGCCAGCCTTAAGTCTTTCAAGCATATTGTTATAAACAATTTTTTCCTCTGGAAGTAAGTCACGATCCCAAGACTTAATAACTTTTTCCACTATAGGAATGCTTCTATTAATCTCTCCCCTAATTTCATCGTCATATTGCTTTGGGGTCATCTTTGCTGCGATTGGTGCTGTTGCTAGTGCAAAATCTTTTCTTGCTCCACCCTTAACACCAAGGAGATTAACCATTGCCTGCTCTCTAAAACTTGGCATATTTTCAGCGTAGTCTCTAAAACCAGATGCTCTATCAAATACTCCAGCATTGCTTACATCTGGTACCCTATTTCCAGATACATTTGATTTTTGTAAATCTTTGTCTCCACGCAGTAATGATCCAACTAACTGCTTAACCATGTCAGTCTTTCTAAATTTTCCATCCATGTTTGCAAATCTTGGATCGTAAGGAGACTCAAGTACAATAAATTTTCTTTGTCCTGTAGGATCTGTTGGGTCTATCATTGTTCTAATAGTTTGTTTTGGAACTACCATTCCTCTAGCAGCCTCTATCTCAGCCATGCGAACTTCTGCTAATGCAGTCTTCTCATCTATTGTTGGCTTTACTACTACGATCTTGCCGTTAGGCTTTCTGTATACCCCGCCAATTCCACGCTCAGGAAAACTATAACCCTTAAAGCCTTGAAGTTTTGTTCCAAAGTTTGACGCTGGCATGGTGCCAAATCTTCCAAGACTGGCCTGCTCTGATATCTTGTCTAGTATTTGTCTAGACTGTGATGCCTTGTCTGCACTAACTGGCATTCCAACAAATACTGGACCCTTGGGTGCTTCTGGATGAGGTTCATTCCATCCTTGTCTTGCATCGTTTTGTCTTCTATACTTTGCTTGCTGTGCTTTTCTAACTGCTGCGGGTCCATCAGATAGGGGTATTCCTCTGCCTGGTCCGCCAGGAAGTCTTCCAGCCATAAATCCTGGAACCTTGTCTTTAAACATTGCACTTATAAGACCTCTATATTTGTTTGTTGTATCTGTAGGAATAACTGCTTCTCCTGGAGAAAGCATTGCTGGAACAACATCTCCTGCACCCTTTGGACCTGGAACGCTTAAAATACCTTCTTTGTACTTTTTAACTGGTGGCAAACCTCTTACTGCACGGGCTGCACCTGGTGCTCCACCTGCAAATAATGATGGGTTGGCAGTAGCCATTGCTCTCATCTGTGTGCTTAGTGAGTTATAAGATGAGGCAAGAGCATTTACAGATGCTTTTTCAACATTGAAAACTTCTATCAATCTTGTGTGTGTCTGGTGAAGTTGTTGAGACGATGCAGCATTTTCAATCTGCTCTTGTGTCATATAGTTGAATCCTGCACCCATAACACTTGTTTGTCCGTTTAACTTGGCAATTCCTCCACGAAGCAGTGCAAACAATTTAATAACATTTGCAACACCATTCATAAGAAGACCAAATGTCATAAGCAGGATTGGTCCAAGCCCTGCAACTGCTGCAACAATTATTGCAATAACCTTTTTTGTATTATCTCCAAGACCATTAAACTTTTCAAGTAGCCCTGAGAAAAACTTAACTACTGGAGTCAAGGCCTCTAGGAATGCTTTTCCTAATGGCATTATTTCTTTTTTAATGTTTTCTAATGCTGCTTGAAACTTAACACCAGTTGAATCTTCTATCTTCTTCATTTCTCTTTCGGATAGAATTGCTAATTCTTCTACTGATGCACCTGCTAACTTAAATGCCCTTGATGCTTGAGATCCGTCTTTTGTTACATTCTGAAACAGTGTTGACAAACGTGCAAACTGAAACTTACCAAACAACTGTTCAATTGCTCTTGCACGATTTAGTGGATCAAGTTCGTCTAACGCTCTAGCAAATCCAACTACGGTTCCCTTGATGTCTCCCTTGTTTGCCTCAACAAGTCCCTTTATGTTGATGCCTAATTTACCAAGAAACTTTGCTGATTTTTCAGATGGATTAATTAATGAAGCAAGACCAGACTTTAATGCGTTAGCACCTTCTGAGGCATTAATTCCACCTTCTTTCATAGCAGTTAAGAAGAAGGCCAAATCTTCTACATTTCCACCAAGTTGCTTTACAACTGGTGCTGCTTTAGGAATTGCAATCGTCAAGTCTTCAATAGATAGTAGTGTCTGGTTTTCTACTGCGTTAAGGAAATCAATCTTCTTTGCAAGTTCATCGCTAGAGATTCCAAATGCGCTTTGCAAAGATATTGTTGTTTCAAGTGCCTGCTGCTGTTCTATCTGACCAAGAACTGCTAACTTTGTTGCTGTTTGAACTTGTGCAGATAAGGCATCCCCTTGAAAACCTGCTGCTGCTGCAGTTGCAGCCATCTCCATAGTTTTTGTAACAGAGACTCCATACTTTACATATTCGCTTCCTAATTTTTTTATATTTTGGACTGCTGCTTCAACTTCTGCGTCATTTGTAAAAGCATCTCCATAGACACGACGAAACTTTATAACCTCTGCATCTAGTTCTCTGAACGCTTTCGCTGCTGCAGCGCCGAACAAAGCAAGTGGCATTGTAAGACCAACCATTAACTGGCGACCTGCCCATTGAGTATTCTTACCGAAGTTTAGAAGTTGGGTTGAGCCTTGCTTTAATAATTGATTAAGAAACTGCTGTCTTTGTGCAGCGTATTGTATTCTTGTTCCAAGTTCTGTAAACTTTCCATTAGCCATCTGCAGGCTTTTTGGCATAACTCGAATTGCATCCATAAATCCAGCATTGGACTTGTTCATCTGGATGTATTGTGCTTGTAGGGCCTTTACTCTATCTCTTCGAGCACGGTTAATAATTTCTCTTTCTGCTGCAAAAGCCCTGCCAAGAACACGAGTATTGGCAGTTGCTGCTGCCATTGTGTATCTGTAGTACTCACGAAGAGATAGTTTATTTTTTTCTAATGCGGATGTAAAAGCAAGTGTGCTGCCTGCAACTTTAACTTGACTTGCAGAAAAATGTCCTGTGGCTCCAACAGACTGAATAAGTTGTGCGTTTAAACCTTTTTGAGCATTTGCAGCAGCCAGGTTGCCCTCAGCAAGTGATTGATGAAACTTACTGAGGCCTGCCTGTAGTTGACGAAGTTGTGCGAGAGCGGCAGTTGTATTAAAATTAATATTTATATTAGAGTTTACATCTGCCAATTCTCAAACACCTCTTTTTATTTTATTTTGTCAACGAAGTTAGTACTGCGCTTGTGTCGTTGTTCTGAACACCTGATGCTGCATCAATAATTTCGTAAACTGTAGGAAGATCTAGAAGTTCTTCTAGTGCTGCCTTATCTTCTGCCAATTCTGGCTTGAATTGTTTCATTGCAATTTGTGCACATTCAATAAGGATATCCATAGACTTATCGTTGTCTTCGGAAACTCCTGAAAGCAATGCAAACTTAGCCATAAATGGTCTAAGTAAAGATAACTTAAGTGGTCTTACTTCAATTTCTGTTCCGTCTATTAGTTTGACGCTTCTATTTTTTAAAGGCTTGTCAGCCATAGTTTTCCTCCTTGTAGGTTAACAATTAATTATACCACGTTGGACGGTGTAGATTCGTCTAATTTTTCATAGGTTAAGCCCATACCAATTCCAAAACCTGCTTTTTGTGCATTAATTCCTTGAAGTGCAACAATATCTTTAGAGTCTGCTGCCTGGCCACCACTGAATACCCTTGCCTTCATTTCTTCCCATGCGTTTCCTTTGCCACTGGCTTTGTCTAAATCAACACCTTGCATGGCAGCAAGAAATTTCTTTTGAGAATAGTCAAGATCTCTTTTTGCTTTTAGTGTTGCTACAATCTCTGGCATGGACATAGATGATTCTAACTCGTCATAGTCTTTCCATATTCCGAGCAAAAAAACCTCAGATTCCAACTCTGCTAAATCTAACTCATCCCAGGTTGACCCACTTTCTGTTGCTTGAGTCTTTACTGGTTCTTCAGACTTTTCATTTATCTTTATACCTGCCGAAAAATCTAATAGTTTATAAATTGTTGGCATATCGATATTATCTTCTAATTCTTCTTGTGTCTTTATGCTTGGATAATACTGCCTCATTGTAATTGTTGCACACTTAGACAAATAATGAATTGCCTCGTCATCTCCATTTGATTTTTTTACATTCTCAAATTCTTCTAAAAATAACTTTAAGTATTTTATCTTTAATGGAGTAATATATAGTTCTGTTCCATCAAAAAGTTCAATGGTTGAGGTTTTGTATATTTCTGTAGGCATTATATAAGTATACCAAACAGAAAGGCCCAACCCCGAAGGATTGAGCCTCTCGTATATTAAGTTGTATTATGCTGCTGGGATAGTGCGGTCTACGATCTTACCGTATGACGCATCATCATTTGGAAGAAGACGGAATGATACTTCGAACATTGTCGCTTCATCTCTCTTTGCAGATACTGTTACGCTCTCGATTGAGAGTGCACGGTATGCTACGTAAACTCTTTCGAGTTCGTCTCCAATTGCACAATCTCCAGTTCCTGGACCAACTGCAACCAAACCACGTTCGACTGGGCATTCGCCGATGTCTCCTGCTGAAAGGTTAAGTGTTGGGTTTCCTGATACTGTTGATAGATCTCCATCCTTGCCTGCTAGTGCAAACAATAGGTTCTCTAGTGTTGATTCTGCGAATGTAGTATTTAGGTTTACCTGCATGCCTTGCTTGAACAACTTAGCAACGTCAAGTACCTGGTCTACTGCTACTTCACCGAAATCTGGCTGGAATTGAATTTCCAAACCATTCATTGTGTAACCAACATTGCGGAAGTCTGAATCATTAGAAAGTGTCTCTCTGTATGATGTTCCTGCTACATATGCTGGAAGTCCTGCGTCTGTGAGTACGCCGTCTTCATGTGTGAAGAGGGCTGCTGCTCCAACAATAATATTGTTGCTGCTACCACGTGTATATGCCATATTTTTCACCTCTTTTTTTTCTTTTGGATTAAAAGGGCTTGTTTCCTCATGATAAGTATAACATGCCTTTTTATGGGTTTAAGATTGCGCTGTCTTGGTGATACTCAAAGTCTATAATTATCTTATTTCCGCCATATGTTCTGGCTGTTCCGAAATCTATTATATCTCTGACTTCTTCTAATTGATATACCCTAAACTTATGAAAAAAGAATTTACAATCCATTCCATCTATCTGGCCTTTGGCCTTTGCCCACTTGTTAATTTCTTCTGCAGTCTCGTCTTCACGATCCATTAGGCGAAGAACCTTCTCCTGAACCTGAACCATTTTTTCAGTAACATCACTTTCTGTTGCATAAAAATAATATAAAAGTTGCTCTTGTTTTATGTGTGGAAATGGCGATCTACGCATACGAACAAGCCTATCCCATGTAGCCATAACTCCAGCATAGGCAAGTCTTTGTGGCTCAATCGTACTTTCTGGAGTAATTATAATCCAACTCTCTGTCAACTCATCGATTGATGCTGGTCGTGATGGGAAAAATGGAACTCCAATTCCTGTATCGAGTCCTATTTTTTCTTTTAGATATTCATTTATCCATAGTACTGGTGTATTAAATACTGATGTTGATTCTGCCATTATCCAATCCTCCCTGCATTAGCAACCCACTGGTATCCAGTTTTTAGACCTAAAGATCTACCGCCTCTTTTTGCTGAGCCAAGGTTTTTTTTATAAGTATTTGGAGTCTTAAAGTATTGTAGCAAACCGCTTGAGTTTAAAAATGATTGTCTAAAATATACACCAAAGAAGTTATTAAGAACATTCTCAAACTGACCTTTTGTTTGTCCACCAGGGTTACCTACAGTTACTTCTGATGAAGTAAAAATTTCTTGTCCGTCAACCTCAAACCTTAAAGCGTTTGCTTTTTTAGGTCTAATTGTAACTGCAACCCCTTCTTCCATAATCTTTGCTTTGTTATAAAAAGGTACATTTGATCCATTTTTAATTGACTGTGATTGTTTTAAAGATGAAGTAAAAGTTATTCCTATCTTGGTTATTTTGTAATCAATATCAAATAATCTTGCCTCTGGGCTTCCAACCTTATGCCATTCATAAATATGGTGAAGTAGTTCTGGAGACATTCTTGAGTTTACATCAACAAACTGTGATGCTAGTTCTGCTATTTTTGGTGCCAGGTCCATGTAGAATGCAGACTTTCCTTTTTGTACTCCATCTAAAAATCCAGTAGAGTATTGCATTATGTTGTTTATTTCTTTTTGAAACTGTCTGCTATCTATAGTTAAACTCAGCATTAGACATCTACCGCCTGATTTTCAGATCTACGGATTACTAAATTGTAATACTCAATACCGCCAAAAGGACCAACATACGGTTCTTGAGTTGCCACTTCAAAGATGGTTGACTTTCCTGCACGTGGACCAGATGTCTCTGTGTATATGTAATTGCAGTTTTTGTCACGAATGTTTGTTAATATAATATTTGTTATTGAGTGTGGGGTATCTAAACTTGAAATTCTTAAGTCTGTCTTTACTCTTCCAATTAGACTTGATCTTTGTGTTATATTTACATTTGGCCTTACTTCTTCATTGCCTGCAGTTCCTACAGCATTAAAGTTTGCTGCTATAGTCTTATCTATAATCCAAGTTTTCTTAACATTGCCATAAGTTCCCTGCTCAACAATTGGATAATATATATCTGCTTGCAATGGGAATATAAAATCTGGCTCTTCGCATATCATTAAATTATCCCTGGCTTGACAATGGTCTTAACATATTTGTCAAGAATCTTATCTACTAAGAAGTTACCAGTACCGCCAAGCATTGCCTTATCAAACTGAATTTTAAACTGATCTGTATTATATGATGTTACATATCTCTTGTAATAATCTAACTTGCCACACTTAAGATCTTCTATTAGCAACTTGGCTGCATACTCAACATCTTCAGGAACGTTTAGATACCCGTGGTCTACAACAAATGTGTAGTCATATCCTGATGGGAAAGATATTCCTTCATATCCGTAGTAACCAAGATCTCCGCTTGCCACTGGTAGGTTTTGCGCTGTTGACTCATATCTATTCAATTCAAGAACATCTGCACTAACTCTTTGTATAGCAGTCTTATCTGGTGTTATTATATATTGATAGTCGCCCAATTCTGGGTTTGATCTATCGTAAACTAAGACATTGTTTTCATAAACCTTAAATACTCTATAAACTTTTTCCCATAAAGAAAAGTAGTCTGAGCCGTTACCAGTTCCAACTACTGTTATCTTTTTGTTATAAAATCCTTCTGGGCAAAAGGTGTCTATCATTGATCTTGCTACTAATTCTAAAATTTTGTATTCAGCAATCTCTGATGCTGTTGTTCCTAATGTGTTTGGATCTACATATGGTCTGACTAGTTCGTAGTACTCTTCGTGAATTAATTCTTCACCCTCGCCAATTGTAAAAATCTCTACTCTGTAATTATTGTCGTATCTTCCAGGAAGTGAGATGTTGATGTTGTCTCCTGTTGACCATTCTAAAAATTCTAAAACTTGTACTGAAAGATCCGCCATATCTGTTACTCTTGCATAGATATCTACATCGCTGTATCCTGAAGGAACAACAAAGTTTACTATGATGTCATCATATGGCGGAACTCTCAATATTTCCATATTTTACTTACCAAATTCCTTGGCAACTTCTTCTGGGGTGGCTGTGCGGATGTGAGAACGAGTAAGCCACTTTGCAGCAGCGTCCTTTTCAACAATGTTATAGCCACGGTAAACCTTGCCTACCCCTGACCATGTTACATTCTTTGTTGAATAAAGTGCTACCTTTTCTTTAACTTCTGCAGCCTTTTCCTTCTTCTTTCTTTCAGGTGCCTTTGGTGCTGTTGTTGCTCCAATGACTCCTTCTGCTACTGATCCAAGTGCCTGAACTTCTTCAGGTGCCTGGTAAGCAGGTGCTTCTACAACTGCTTGAACTTCTTCTACAACTGGAGTTTCCACAACATGCTCAACAACAGGTGCCTCTACAACAGGCTCTTCTGCAACTGGTGCTTCAAAAACTGGTGCTTCAAATACTGGTGTCTCAACTACTGCTTCTTCTACAATTGGATTTTCATTATTGTTTTCCATAATTCCTCCTTGTTAGTATTATATCATTATAAGTAATAAAGGGAGCAGGAGCGTTAACTCCTACTCCCCTTAATTTTTACTGTTTACAGATTATGCATCTGATGCAGCGTCAGCGAATGCGATTGCATCCTGCTCTTCCCACTGAATACCGAAGCGAACGAAGACTGTATATTCTACAGTGTCCTTCTTTGGCTTGTATTCACGGTTTACAGTGATGTCACGCTGGAATCCCCATACACGGTTCTGTGGGAATGTCAAGTCGACATATCCTGCAGGGTAGTATGGAACTTCCTGTACGTCAATTCCGAGAACACGTGTTGTACGTGCTCCACCGAATGTCTGTGCTCCACCGTCAAGGTATGCTTGACGATTAGTTGGAGTTCCGCCAGCCTGTGAAGCAAATGCTTCAGCAACTGCGTCTGCTAGGGTACCGTTATTCTTAACGATTCCCTGGAATGCATCTGTACCAGCA